AAACCTTTAACACCAAAGAGAAATGAGTGAAGTAAATCCAAATTACAATCCACAAGCAGATTTTGACAACTTTGGTGAAGAGATGGAACACATCGTTAAGACAACACCTAAAGAGGTGCTAAAAAAGGAGTGGGATAAAGTATTAGCAGAATATGGTACTGATACACACGACAAGATTCTATCTATGACTGATGACTTTGTTCAGTCTAATCGTAGTGAAGGACAAACCTATGCTCATTATCACTATGATATGATGGCAGACTTTGCTCTACATATATTAGAAACCTTTAACACTAAAGAGAATGGGTAAATACTTAAAGCAAGGATTTGTAAGAGCGTTAGAGTGGAAACATATGAGAGAAGAAATCTCCCACTCTAAAATGGTAGAGTTGATGGAGGAAGAATGCATCAAGAACTATAAAGCAGAAACCTTTAACACCAACGAGAAATGAAAGATAGAGAATTAGGACAATTCCTTAATTGGTTCATCAGACATTATAGCACGGAGACTACAACTGACAGAGGTCTTATGTATTACGCAAATGCAATGGGTGAGGAAGTATCCATTGCAGAGATTTTAGAACACTATAATAGAGAGAAATGAAACGAGTAAAACAATTCTTTAAGTATCTTGCTTGGTTAGAAGAAGAACGAATCAAAACAATGATTCATTGTGGTAGACCAACATCAATCTGATATGAAAGCCATTTTAGAATTTAATCTACCCGAAGACCAACCCGAATTCAACACTGCACTTCAAGGCAGTGATTGGAAACACGTTTGTTGGCAGATGGACCAATACCTTCGTAAGAGAGTAAAGTACGATGAAGGACTTACCGAAGAACAACGTGAGGCATATGAAGATATGAGAGGTGAGTTTTGGAAGTTGATGAGAGAGAATAACGTAGACTTATACGAAGCAGAATGAGAATAACAACTTGTAAAATAGTATCACAATTCTATTTATTACCATCAATCAAGATTACTCACGAACGATGGTTGAATGGTGATTTGGAAATTATCTTTAGCTGGTTTAATCGTTCATTAATATTTGGAGTTTAGTTATGAATGGATTAGATACTCAATATCAAGCTTTATTGATAGACATCCTACAAAATGGTGTAGAGAAGTCTGACCGAACTGGCACGGGCACCATCTCCGTATTTGGAAGACAATTCACACATTGTATGTGTAATGGGTTTCCTCTACTAACCACAAAGAAGATGGCAGTCAAAACTATGATGACTGAATTGAAGTGGTTCTTGAAAGGAGATACAAACATCAAATACTTGGTGGATAATGGATGTAACATTTGGAATGGTGATGCATATAAGAACTATGAGACATATTCAAGGGCCAATTCATATGGGGCTGACTTCTTATCAATGGAAGAGTTCATCAATGAAATCAAAACCAATAAGAAGTTCGCACTGAAGTGGGGTGAGTTAGGTCCTATCTATGGTTCACAATGGAGACACTATGGAGCATGGAACACGGTTGACCAAATCAAAAACTTGATTGAGGGATTAAAAAATAATCCTGATTCTCGTAGACATATGGTTACGGCTTGGAATCCCGAAGATGTGGAGGATATGGTTCTTCCACCTTGTCATTATGGATTTCAATGTTATGTTGCAGATGGTAAGTTATCCCTAATGTGGAATCAGAGAAGTGTGGATACATTCCTTGGACTACCATTCAATATTGCATCATACGCAACACTATTACTACTCTTGTGTGAAGAGACCGGATATAAGCCAGGTCAGTTGATTGGAAACCTTGGTGATGTACACATATATAAAAATCATATTGAACAATCACTTGAACTTGCATCACGAGACCCGTTCCGTTTACCAAAACTAAAAGTGAGTGATGTAGACATTCTAAATGGTGAGTTCAACTATGAGTTAATAGGATACGAATCACACCCTACCATTAAAGCTGAATTAAGTAACTAATTATAATAAGAGGTATTGTTATGACTGAATCAGAACAAATTGAAGAAATCCTAATGGAAGCTCATGCATATGGGTTAGGGGGAGAAGTAATGGATTGGGCCAAAAAAGAATTGGAAGAGAATCCAAAGATGAGAAGAGTAGAGGCATATGAACTAGCATTTAATGAGTGGGTAAAATGACAGCATTAGTAGTAATTGGTATTATGGTATGTATCGCAGGAGTAGGTGGATACCAAATCTATTTGGATACAAAGGATAGAAAGAAGAAGTCTAATTGCCCGTGTGGTGGAAATTGCAAATGTAATGAATAAGAAGTCTATGTTAGATAGAGACAATGTAGAACTCTACATTATGTCGGAGGAAGAAGAGCAGATGCTGGTAGACTTCATTATGGAGTTGGATGAAATCAATACTGATATGGAACTGCAAGAATGGCAGAATGAAATCCTCAAAAAAGAAATTGGTGATGAATAAAATTGTGGAAACGAAAGAAAGAGAATTCTACGCAGTAGTCAAGGTAAAGAAGGCCGAACTCTTAAAACCTTCAGAGTCGCAATTAATGTCTTACTATATGGACTATGGGTATGATAACATAGACCAAGTAATAGAAGACTATGGTATGGAAGAGATGTTAAGGGAATGGTATAACAATACTAACTTTACTTCAGAGTTCCAAGCCCATCAGAAAAATTCAAATATCTTTCCTATCGATTGGGATTCCGAATGGGAACAGGTGGATGTTATCGGGAAAAAAGATTGGGAAGAAATTTATGACAACTATTATGTTCTTTAATTACCTTACATATTATCTTCTTATAGGAGGATTACAATTATTAGTAATGGACTATGCTACGAGTAAGGTAGCAGATATGATAGGAGACCCAAGTAGAAAGTTTAACAACTGGGAGAGAATCATCATCTTACTTCTCTGGCCTATATACGCTTGGGTCTTTTGGTTTGAGTTCCTTCGTTCGTTCTTCGATAGAGATAAGCAATAAAGCAAATTAATTAAATCAAGCGATTAAGCGATTAAGCGATAAGGCAGGAACGAAGTTCCTTTTCACACACACGAAAAATTTTTAAGTATACACGATGAAACGGATGATATTGTTATTGGTGATTCTGATGATGGGATGTGAACGAGAGTATTCCCAAGGAGAGAATTATGTATATACGTTTATGGCGTTGTACGATGTTGACCAATGGGGAATCAAATCGTATGGTGGTCATCAATTCATTACTGATGAGAAGATTCAAGATGTGGCGTCCTTCAAAGAATGTTATGTAAATTTCCTCGATTGGTATATGGGTGACAACATCCCAAAGAAAGTCTATTATCAAGACCCGAAGAATGTAACCATCGAATATGAGGGTACAACGCCTGTACGATTTACATTACCTGAAATAAATAATTGTCAATGAAAACATTTTTAGAAATAGGTTCGTGTGATTTTGATACACTATCATACCTCTCTAAATACGGATGGTCTGGTGTAATCGTAGAGCCAATAAAAAAATACTTTAACAACCTTACAATAGAAGAGAACATTCATTATGTGAATGCCGCAGTAGATTGGGAAGATGGTACTACAACTATGTGGACTGCTGATGACTCATTGGTATCAATTGACCGAGACTATGCCGGTATGAGTTCTATTTGTAATAAAGATTATAAGTTACCAACTGGTGAATACGTTTTAACCAATCCAATTGAAGTTCAAACAATTTCATTTAAGACATTGATTGGTATGACACAACTCAAACACATTGACTATCTAAAGATTGACACCGAGGGTTATGATTTAGAAATACTAAAAATGTTTCCTTGGGATGAAATGAAACCATCGTTTATAAAGTTTGAATCCAAACACATCGACATCGATACAGCTGTTGATTTATTAACGTATCACGGATACCATTGCGAGGTAGATGTTGAGAATACATACGCTATAAAACTTTAACAATTTTTTAACATTATAGTTTTGGTATGTCAAATATTTTTTGTATATTTGTAATATAAGAAATGAGATATGAAAGAATACAAACTAAACCAACCCAAGTACAACAAGATTACGAAACAAGAGAATGCTCTTAAACTAATTGGTGGTACTTCATTAAAAGACCGATTGGTCGGATTCAACTACAAACAATTGGTAGCCGCATTTGGTGAACCAACATTCCCTAAAGATAGTGGTGATGGTAAGGTTCAAAAACAATGGGTCTTTGTTCGTACCTCTGATGGTGAGGCGTTTACCATCTACGATTGGAAGACCTATGATGAAGAGTTCACTACTACGATGTTACAAACTTGGAACGTAGGTGGTAAGGTATACGCTGGTGAATTTGTTACTGATATGATTACTTATATTAAAAAGAAGAATTAATATGAATACCTATTTCTTTTATTCCAAGAACGACTCAATTCAAGAACCAATTTATTATTGTAAAGCAGTGTCACGATATAACGCTGGTGTAAAGTTTGCTCAAGGTAAACGAATGGATTTAAAGACATTCCTATCCATTTACTCGGTATCGCGTAATAAATTATGAAGATTGACCACATATATGTAGTAAGTATAGACTACTCGGATAGTAATATATCCGACACACTAAATCGTATTAACAATATTGGATTACCAAATATATCCACATATACATTTAGAGGAGTCAATGGGTACGCTATTTCTAATTCAGAGTTGACCCAGAATAACCTTCGTACATACCCTAAATGGAATTTGTCAAATGACTCGAATGACAATTTAGTATCAGATTCAGACAATAAGTTTTGGCAACGGGATATGACCTCTGGTGAAGTTGGGTGTGTGTTATCTCATATTGGTATATGGGAAGATGCATACGCAAACGGATATGAGAATATTTTAATATATGAAGATGATGTCGTGTCCGGCAATATTCCGTTTGATTGGGATGTGTTAAATAAATTGGAAGTATTGGATTATGATTTATTTTATTTAGGTAGGTTTCCACAAACCGGATTTAAAGGTGTAGTTGATACTCCACTTGATGATTATGACCAATTGTGTGTGCCAGGCTACTCATATCATACCCATGCATATATGTTGAGTAAGAGTGGAATATCAAAGTTGGTAGAAAACTACATACCAATTCTAAAACAAAATTTAGTTCCAGCTGATGAGTTCCTACCATCCATATGTAACTGGACTCCTCGTGAAGATTTAAATGATTTGTTTCCAGGCACGATAAACGCATTTGGATTAACGGATTGGCAAAGTGGTATACTACAAATTAGAAATGAAGAGATTGGAAACTCACTAACACAACCAAATAATGACTGAACAAGAACTACACAAACTATTAGAGATTCAATATCTCAAAGGTCGATTGGATGAACTCCATAAGGCGTTACCAACCATTACCGACTTGGGTAGGTCTCGTAAGTTGGATGCACGGTTGAGTAAATACTATAACAAACTGAAAGCGGTTGATGAGATTGCATATCATTTGTATCAAGTAGAACACACCAATCAAACCATCTCAAAAGGTAAATCTAAAAAGTTTATGAAGTCTTTATTGGAAGAGTTGATTCCACATTTGACTGACAACGAGGTGATTCAAAAGGTGAAACAACAAATATCTAAATACTAAACTATGTCTGAAAAGGTGTATGTCCGTAAAGTAGAGACTTGGACAGTCTCATCAGCAAGTGAACCAATTGAAGTTAATGTAGAGGCACTTCGTAAATGTGAACCCCCATACGAGGGTAACTCGGATGAGGAGCTGGCAAAATACCTATTTGATAATGTGTATATGAATTACGACTTCTATGAGAACGAAACCAACAAAGAAGTATATGGTGAGGATGCTGTATATGAATTGTGTATGGAAGAGGTTTACGATATGGAGGAGTTCTTTGATTCTCGTAACAAAGGTGAGGAGTCTTGGATTCAAGTAGGTGTTCCAAATCCAGAGTGGACTAAATATGGTGGCTTTGAAGTAAAAGCAAATGGCCATTACGAAAGTAATTGGTAAAAAGTATTTGGTGGTATAAATTTTATTTCGTATATTTGTATCACTAAACACATCGATGTGGTGGAATAGGTAGACACGAGGGACTTAAAATCCCTTGGGCAGTAATGTCCGTGTGGGTTCGATTCCCACCATCGGTACAAATGGTTCTTTGATATACTGACTTATAATATGCACCCATAGCTCAATTGGATAGAGCAACGCACTTCTAATGCGTAGGTTACAGGTTCGACTCCTGTTGGGTGTACAACCCAGGCGTGTACGCTCGGCCCGTTGGTCTATCGGTTAGGACGCATCCCTTTCACGGATGAAAGAGGGGTTCGATTCCCCTACGGGCTACTATGTTTATTAGTGTTGAGAAACATATTTATATTAAATTAAAAACAAAAGGTTATGAGTAAAATTTCTCGTAGATTATTCCAAGCATTGGAATCAAAGTACACGGCAGAGATTATGGATGCAAGAGCACGAATCTCTATTTATTTTGAGTCACCAGTAGCGATTGGAGAACACCCACAACATACTGAAGAACTTGATACATTAGTAGACCAACTTACTAATGCGACTGATAAGTTATCAACCCTTCGTGACAACTTCGGTGAAGAGTATGGTGGGTTTGATGAGTTGGATAGTAAGGAATTGTTAAAAGGTTAACAATTACGGAGAGTTGGCAGAGTGGTCGAATGCACTGGTCTTGAAAACCAGCGTACCGAAAGGTACCCGGGGTTCGAATCCCTGACTCTCCGCGACTGCCTCCATAGCTCAGTTGGCCAGAGCACGTGATTTGTAATCTCGGGGTCGTAGGTTCGAATCCTACTGGAGGCTCAACGCAGTCAAGTATTTTTGTTGAGATACATTTGGATATATGAAATTTATTTTGTATATTTGTATAACAAACGCGGAAGAAGACTTAAAAGAAAGTCGTTTATCATCCAGATAAAAGGTGTTGGGGCAGTACCAACCTTCCGCTCAAGGGTAGTAATTAAAGGTGTAGATAAAGCCGCTACATCAATTGCTAAAGGCTTTGCCTAAAGTATGGGTTACCGGTTATTACTACCCAACAATGCGGGGGAGGAGTTTAGAGAAACTCGTTGTACTTCCAGTACAAAGATGGTGGGGCAGAACCACCTCTCCGCTCAATAAGCGAAAGTAGCTCAGTTGGTAGAGCATGACCTTGCCAAGGTCAGGGTCGCCGGTTCGAACCCGGTCTTTCGCTCAACGTATTAAATAAGTTATGATAAGATTACAACCCGCTACTAAACTTGAACTACGACCCACGGAAACGATGGGATTTGGTGTGTTTGCTAATAAGTCAATAAAAGTAGGTGAGGTTGTTGAGGATTGTTGGACCATAGACCTCCCCAGCGGAACTGATGATATTCTTTTAGATTATAAGTTTGGATATCCGGCAAGAACATATCCTGTGGACTTTTTTGTTGCATTAACAGGTATGGGTATGATGTACAACCACTCAAATACTCCAAACATTATTTGGAATGAACACCCATCGATTCAGTATTGTTTTAGATTCACGGCTGTCAGAGATATTCAGATAGGCGAACAATGTTTTATTTATTATGGCGATGATGTTCAATTTCCGTAATGAACAAAGAAGAGTACATTAAAAAATTATGGTCGTATAAGTCGCCAGCTGAAGTCGTGTTGGTGATGTATCAACTCATAGATAATACTGATTCAGAACAATCGGCAAAGGATAAGACTTATGCAGTTCTGAAGGGGATTGTTACCTACCTCGATAGAGGTGATGACTTGATGGAACACCATAGAAGGTATCTATACGATGTGTGGAATCTTGCTTGGAGTAGACAAAAAGATAATTCAGTAAAAGAAGAAATTAAAGAGTGGTTATTCGAACCACCATTTTAAGATGCAGTTAATCAGTACACATCCCATTAAGAAATCAGATTTAGGATTTCATCAAAACCTATTCGGTGGTAAACTACTTGCTTGGTTGGATGCCGCAGGTGCTGCAATGGCTATGGAGGTATGTGATACTCCACGAATGGTTACAATCAAGATAGATGAATGTCTATTTAAGAAACCAGCTAAAGAAGGTCAACTCCTTAAACTATATGGTAGAGTTGCTGAGGTTGGTAACACATCTCTTACATTGTATCTTGAAGCAAGAGCACATAATGTATACTCTGGTTCACAATCAGTTATCCTATCCACGAATATTAAGTTTGTTCGTATCGATGAGAACGGCGACCCGATTCCTATTTCAGATAGAGTCCGTTTAAAATTTAACAATTAATTAACATCTCACTTTTGGTGGTTTAAGTTTTTTTCATTACATTTGTATGTATTTGTGATGAAGAAGAAGAAAACATATCAAGATGAATTAGACTTCAATGGCGGCTGGTCTGCTGGTGAAGCAAGCCATCACATTGGTAAAAAGACTACTCAACAAACTCACAAGTCTAAAAAAACCTATTCTCGTAAAGATAAACACAAAAAAGATTTAACAATTTCTTAACATTAGAAACTTGTTTATTTGAGAATTATTCACTACTTTTATAAAGTAATCATTGAGATATATATGAAAAATCAAATGTCCTATTCATCGTTCTGGCTTGACTCTTCAATCTTTGAAGAGACCGATGACAATCTAACGAAGATTGAAAAGAAGTCAAATGACCTTATGAAGTTGATGGCCTACAAACGTAGTATCCGTAACTTCGTTTCCATCGTTACTGGTAAGAACATCCCCGTGACCTTCGATGCTCGTGGTGAGGATTCTTATACCGATGGTCAGTCCGTAACTATCTCGGCTAAGTTGGATGACAAAGAGTTTGACCCAGTTGTTGGTCTGGCTCTCCACGAGGGGTCTCACATCGCATTGACCGATTTCGACACTTTGACTCAAATGAGAAGTGGTTACTTACCAACTACCATTGATAAAGAGTGGTTGGCGAATCGTTACCAATGTGAGGTTGATGACCTTAAACGGATGATTTCTAATAATCTCAAGTCTCTTCTAAACTATGTTGAAGACCGAAGAATCGACAACCACATTTACACTACGGCTCCTGGCTACCGAGGTTACTACGAGTCTATGTATGACAAATACTTCCACGCCAATGTGATTGACAAAGGTCTTCAAAGTGGTGAGAAACGTACTGAAGATTGGGAGTCTTATATGTTCCGTATCATCAACATCACCAATACCAATCGTGACCTTGACGCACTCAAGGGTCTTCGTGAGATTTGGAATGTTCTTGACCTTCGTAACATCTCTCGACTCAAGTCATCTTGGGACGCACTTGATGTGGCTGGCCAGATTCTTATGATTGTTGAAAAGAACCTTGAGGTTGCTGGTAGTAGTTCTTCTTCCAATGGTGAGGGTGAACCTAAAGATGGTGAGGAGAATGGTAACGCTCCAATGAGTGGTGATGCAGAAACCCAACCCACCAATGGTAATGGTATGAGTGGTGAGGGTCAAGGTGAGTCTTCTTCAAGTAACTCTGATGATGGTCAAGAATCCAATGACCAATCTACCCAATCAGGCCAACCAAGTGGTGAGGGAAATCCCCACGGAGCTGGTGGTCAGTATGACCCATTGTCAGACCGACAAAAGAAGATGTTGGATAACGCCATTAAGAAACAAGAGGAGTTTATGGATGGTGAGATTACTAAAAAGAAGGTTAGTAAGGGTGATAAGAATAAGATTGAACAACTTGACAAGGCTGACATCAAATCAGAAATAACGGGTAAGGGTTTCAACAAGAACAATTGGTCAGTTGGCTCGAATGGTGTTCAGACCTACATTATCAATAATATGACCAGAGGTCTAATCGATTCGGGTATGGTTGGTATGTTGTCAAACTCACAATGGGTTTACGAACGTAACGAAACCGCTATCAAACGAGGTGTTCAGTTGGGTACACTACTTGGTAAGAAACTCAAGACTCGTAATGAGGAACGAGTTCTCACTACCCCACGAATGAAGAGTGGTAAGCTGAGTGCTCGTATGATTCACGAGATTGGGTTTGGTAACTTTGACATCTTCGAACAAACCTTGATTAACAAATCAACTCCAGCTATCCTCCACATCTCAATTGACGCCAGTTCTTCAATGAGTGGTAAGAAGTGGACATCGACCCAAACGGCCGCAGTTGCTATTGCTAAGGCGGCTTCGATGACTGAAAACATCGATGTAGTTATCTCTTACCGAGGGGTCTACTACTCACCAGGCAATTGGTCGAATGTTCAACCTTTGATGTTGATTGCTTACGATAGTCGTAAGGACAAGTTTTCAAAGATACAACAATTGTTCAAATATATTCAGTACGATGGTACAACTCCTGAAGGATTGTGTTATGAGGCTATCCTCAAAGAAATTACCAAGACCAAGAATGGTACGGATAGTTACCTAATCAATTTCTCTGATGGTTACCCTGGCTTCGACAATAGTGAGATTTCATATGGTGGTACTGCTGCCCGTAATCATACGGCGGCTCAAGTTAAGAAGATGAAACAAGCCGGTGTGAATGTCCTTTCTTACTTCGTGTCTGACTATGACGCTTCATATGGGTCGGATGGATTCCGCCAGATGTATGGTAAGGATGCTGAGTTCATCGATACTAACAATATGAACCAACTGGCAAAGACATTGAACAAAAAGTTTGAAGTTAACATTTAACAATTTCTTAACATTAGAAGTTTGGTTTTAACAATTAAATGTCGTACATTTACAGAGTAATAATGAGAAATAATAATAGTAATTAAATGAGTATGAAAGCACAAAAATCAGTTTTCGGAAAGATTGTCGAGGTTGATGGTCTTTTAATGTTCCAAGACTCCAATGGAGTTAACTTCCTTATCGAGGAATTGAATGAGAAGGGTTCTTCTCTTTACAAACGAGCCCGAGCGGCCGCCAACAATCCGGCCAAGTGGGGTTGGAAAGTTCGTATCGTTGGGACTTTAAAGAATGGTTCAATTGGTCACACTCGTGTTCCGGCTGAACAACTTGAGATTAACAAAGAGCCTGTTGGTAACTTTACCGCACCGAATGGTGGTCTCGTGTCTATGAAATATGAACCCAATACTCCGGCTCCGGCCTCCGTTGAAATGACTGAAGATGTCTTGAAATTTATCCACGAGGATGCTAATGGTCTTAAACCACAAATGTTGTTTATGAACTCACTCAAGTGGAAGTATCTTATCCGTAACATCATTCGTGGTAAGAACATTATGATGACTGGTCCTGCCGGCTGTGGTAAGACTATGGCGGCTAAGGCGGCTGCAAATTCAATTGAGGGTTACAACACCTTCATCATCAACTTGGGGGCTACCCAAGACCCACGAACTACCTTGATTGGTAACACCCAATTCGATACGAAGAAGGGTACAGTCTTCAACACAAGTCCGTTTGTCAAGGCGATTTCAACTCCAAACACGGTAGTAGTCCTTGATGAGTTAACTCGGGCTCACCCTGAGGCTCACAACATCTTGATGTCGGTACTTGACCTTGGACAACGATACCTTCGTTTAGATGAGGCTGCTGACGCTCCTGTTGTGAAGGTGGCTGAAGGTGTTTCCTTCATCGCATCGGCTAACATTGGTAATGAGTACACCGCTACCAAGGCCCTTGACCGAGCTATCCTTGACCGATTCGTTGTGATTGAGATGGATACTCTGACTATGGATGAAGAGTCTCAACTTCTCTCAATGATGTATCCTTCAGTTGAGGTTGAGATGTTGAAGTCGGTTGCTGAGATTACTTCGATGACTCGTTCAGAGTTGATGTCTGAAGCTCCGAAGTTGACCAACTCACTTTCAACTCGTACCGCAGTTGAGATTGGTTCACTCCTCTACGATGGGTTCTCCCTTGAGGAAGCTGCCGAGATTACCATCTACCCAATGTTTGACCAAGATGGTGGTGCTGATTCAGAACGAACTTATATGAAACAATACGTTCAGAAGTTCTTGGGTGCTACTCCAGAGAATGAGGATTTGTTCAATGTTGAAACCGATGACATCTCTAATCCTTTTTAAGGGTTAGGGTGTCTCTAATGGAAGGTGGCCGAGTGGTTAAAGGCGACTGACTGTAAATCAGTTCTCGTAAGAGTACGGGGGTTCGAATCCCTCCCTTCCAACTAATTAAAATTACAATGGCATACAATCCCTTTAAGTGGTACACCAATGGTAAAAAGAAACGCTTGGCCCCGAGCGCTCACTTGTTTGACAAGATTAAAAATGGGGACTTTGATTACTCTCATTATTACACGGAAGCGGAAGCGGCTCGACAAGAGTACGCTTCCCTCTTCCAAAAAACAATGAGTGAAACTGGTGACTACGCAATGGCTCGTACTACTGCGAAGATGAAAAACGTAAGGGCTTTGAAACTTGATGAGGAAGCCTTTAATGATGAACAAAAAATCCTTCGTGATTTAAAGATTAGATTAGAAGAAGAGTTTGGGTTTTGTCTTTGGGATGAGATGATGAAACAACCACCTATGGATTTAGAAGAGTTGTATGATTATTATTGTCACGAAAAAATGCGCCGAAGAGGCTTGGATATTTAAAATTAATTTTGTATATTTGTATTGATGATTTACGACCCTAATAATGAATTGACCGAAGAGCAGATGGCTCAGTTAAGTGAGGATGAGTTCTTCGAGTATTTGGATACTAAAGCTGAATACCTAAAACAATTCAGTAAACCATTGCCTGGTTATTACCTCAAACGATACGCATACACCTCGGCTAAGGTTGAGGGTCGTGAGATATCAGATGAGGAACACGAATCACTTCAGAAGATGTCAAAGGAGTACAACTCCAAACGTAATGAGTGGGTGTTAAACAAACTTAAAGAAAAGTTTGATGATGGGATTTAATAAAAAAATATTACCCGAAAAACCATACCTACAAAATATGGTATATGATTTTGGAATTAAAATAGTTGTTGAAATGTATGGTAATGCTGATATGTTGATGGGGTCTACCGATTCAATGGTGTATTACGAAACAATAGTAAAGGAATATGAGTCAATGGAGCGCTGAGGAGTTTGATGATATCTTCTCTAACATTAGAAAAGAATTATACAAAACTGACTTTTTTGAAATGATGCGAATTGAGAATGTAGAAATGTTTTTACATCTACTCGCTGATGAATTAGAAGAGGCTGATGATATGGATTTACTTTCAGACATTTTACACAGCGCTACGTTGAAATATAATAATTGGGAAGTTGATAATACCATCGAGTCATTATCGGAAAAGGGATTGATTCGTATGGTAGTAAATGAGGAAGGTCGACTTGCTTATGAGGCTACTGAAGAGGGTATTCTTGTCAACGACCAAATTCAGGGAAAAGAAATACAAACAAATTATATTATGGATATTAATTATTCGCATGACCTTTATCGAGTTACCGGAATTGATGATGGTATTCGATTTGTAGACCACGGAAACAACTACGAGTTTCTTGTTATGTCGGCAGGAAAGCAACACGATGGTGAGAAGATGGTTCAGTTCTATCACACTATCTTTGAAGACTACCATTCGGATGGACCTAATGGTTCATATAAGTTGGTAGATGAAACTGAACTTTTTGAAATGTTAAACACTAATTATAATCAATTCTAAATTTAAACACTATGGCTTATTATATTGCTAAAGTAAAAGTTCATCACGAAGATGACAAAGGACGCGTAAAGAAAGTAACCGAACAATATTTGGTTGACGCAGTATCAGTAACCGATGCAGAGGCAAAGGTGGTTGCTGAATTTGAAGGTGATAACTTGGAGTTCGAAGTTAGCGCTGTTATGGAGACAAAAATCATTAAGGTAATTCAATGATATATTCCGTAGGTGATATGGTAGTAGTAAGAGTAAACGGCACTCACCAAGTGGGTGTCGTTACCTTACGAAAGAAATTAAAAAGAGGTTGGGTATACTCTGTACAATTAGAGAGTGGTAAGTCAATCGATGAGTGTTCAGTTAATAAAGAATTATCTCATTGTCATATCATTAAAGGTCTCACAAAATCACTAAAAAATGCAAATTGATAATAAAAAGTTTAAGTCTTTGAAGCGCCGAGTTTTAAAGAAGTATCCTAACGCAACAACACAATTGAATTCAAGTGGATTATATTATGTGTCGGATGGTATGGGTTCTACAATCGGTTCTGACTTTATGATTCCACCACAAACTTCAGTTCAGATGGCATGGCATTGGGCAAACGAATGTGTTAAGTTGGAACAAAACTTACGCCGTACTCACCCATTGAAGCATGATATGGAATTTAATGAGAAAAAGTTTGATAGAATTTCTCGTAGGAATCGCAAAAAATAAACTTTATTATTAGTAACAAAACTATTTATTGGAAACGATAAATTATAATGTTATGAAAAAGCACAACAAGAAGTGGAGTGGAACAGTGAATCACTCTTATGCTGTTACGGATAATGAAGTTCAAAGACAAGCCAAGGCTTATGGTAAGAACTACACATCGATTGATTTCGGATTCAACCCAGATTTAAAACCAGAAGATTTCCCAATGAAGAACTCAATGGAGATTGGTACATTGATGGTTGGTAATCACGAAATTGAGTTAACAAAGGCCGAGGCAGTTAAGATTATTCAAACTCTTGATACTGCATTGACATCTACTCAAATGAGATATAGGGTAGGTACACTACAATAGGGTGGTACACCGGGATATTATATCACAAATACTTGCAAGTGCTGAGGCTCGTGATGATGAATTCACTAACGAGCTTTCTAACTTTTTAGATGATGGGGTCTCTTCTATTTTAGAAGATAGGAGAGAACCCTATTATACTATTGCTAAAAACAAAATCAAACATCTTATATCATTTGATAACCCATCTGGTACAGTACGGACATCATATACCGAACAAATGGTTGGTAAGTTGAACAACTTATACTTTAGATTAACTGAAGAGCATAAGTTTAGTAAGACATTTATTGAAATTTGTTTAGAGAGCGTTCGTGATGGTGAGTATTTAAATAAAGATGCTCTAAAGTTTTTAAATGAGATAAATAAATCAATCGGTGGATAGTTATAGTAAAGGGGGGTGTCATATGGAAGATTATGGCGATTGGATTTGGGATGAGTCTGAATACAACTTCTTTATGTCATTGTCTGATGTAGGTAAGTTAGAGTATATGTATGATTACTTTAATCTGGATGATGATTCGATTGAAGGTGAGTTTATATATGAAGAAGATAATTCACCAATCACTTCAGTTGATGTCGTACTAACCGATACACACTTGATTATAACTTGCGATGATGATGATGTTTGTAACAAAACTATATCTATGTTTAAAATGGATGGGTTTATTATGTTATACGAACGTACAAAGGGTCAGTCTCGGTTTTATAAAATTGTCGGCCAGTCAGACCCATTCTCGGTTAACTGACATCGTGTCATAGAAACACGACAATGTGTATTATAATACACAATTGGTGTCACTTTTGTTAATTTAATTACACATTAACATTAAAAGGAGTAATATATGACACTATTTGATTCAACATTTCACACTATGATTTCCGATATGGTCTCCGGTGGTTGGGATAACCATCGTGTTTCGGATTCATCAGCGTATTTAAAGGATGATGTATTGACTATGGAGTTTGAGGTTCCAGGTTTATCTAACAAAGATATTGAGGTTTCAGTAGAAGACCGATTGTTGGAAGTGAAAGCTGAAAAGGAACATCGTAAGTTTCATAAGAGATACAAAATCCACGATGCGTTTGACATCAATCAAACATCCGCTACGGCTAAAGATGGTATCCTCACTATCACTATTCCTAAATACGAAGACCGAAAGGCTAAGAAGATTGATGTAAAAGTTAAATAATATGTTTAGATTCTTCAGAGCAGAAAAAGTTACGTTTAATGATAAGTTGTTCATCGTGGTCAAGAAGATTCGAGTTGACCATAATCCGATAATTGATGTATGGAAGGAACATCTTGACGCCGATACTGTTCTGAAACGAGATGGATACTATTGGTTTTGTGAAGAAATACCTTCAATAGACTTTGAAGAATTAACATAAATTTAACATAGGGGGCTTGTATAAGTCCCCTTTTTTTATTACATTTACATAGTAAATAAGAAACATATGACAAACCTCGGATATTGCTGTATCAATATGACCCTTCGTAAAGACAAGATTACTACCAATCGTAGTATGATTAAGAAGACATTCCTTAAAGAAGGTATCGATAGGTCATCAGAACTTGCTTTAGAGAACGCAAGAGACCTTGTAAAGATTATTAAGTGGAATCATACCAACGGATTTAGATTGTTCCGTATGTCCTCTGATTTAGTTCCGTGGGCTAGTGAGTTTCAGTTGTCGGATATGCCTGACTTTGATAAGTTTAGTAATGTACTTAAGGGTGCTGGTACTCTCGCCAAGTCTTATGGTCAACGTATCACATCACATCCTGGCCCATTCAACGTATTAGTGTCACCCAATGATAGAGTTGTAGACAATACTATTAGAGACCTTTCAATACACGGAGAACATTTTGACCTTATGGGGTTAGAGAGAAGTTATCAGAATCCAATTAACATCCATTGTAATGGTGTGTATGGTGATAAGAAATCTGCTATGGATAGATTTATCAAGAACTTCAAACGACTACCAGAGTCAGTTCAATCTCGATTGGTTGTTGAGAACGATGACAAAGCAAGTATGTATTCAGTCAAAGACCTAATGTATCTACACGAACACATTGGTATTCCGATTACATTTGACTACCACCACCATAAGTTCAATACTGGTGGGTTGTCTGAACAAGAAGCACTTGAGTTGGCTATATCGACTTGGGGTGACTACAAACCACTCGTTCATTATTCGGAGTCACGACAATTAGAAGAAGAGGGTGTTAAAGCACAAGCACACTCTGATTACATCTATTCTGAAATTAACACATATGGTCATTCCCTTGATATTGAGGTCGAGGCTAAGATGAAAGAGTTAACTGTATTAAACTACATCTCTAATTTTGGTACACTCTGAAAGGGGCATAGTATGGGGAAAGCTTGATAATATTAAGTTATTATTATTTTCCTGATATTTATCCTTATCAGGTTAACTTAAAAGGCTTGAGCTGCTTAGCGAAAACGAAGTTGATAATAAGTACAAGTCTTAAAGTTAATAAAACTAATTTTGGAAAGAAATATGAGAAAATTTTTTAACAAGGGAAATGGTTTCATCTTGTTGATGATAGTAAGTACCTTCGCATTAGCGGGGTCTGCTGCATATTATTCCGTATATGGATTGAGTTCTCTTTTTGCTGGCGCTAGAACCGAAGTTATTATTATGGCAGGCGCATTGGAGTTCTCTAAACTTATACTAGCATCTTACTTACATAACCATTGGGACAAGGCTGGTTGGATGAAGTGGTACTTAACTCTTGCAGTCGGAGTGTTAATGGTTATAACATCAGCTGGTATCTATGGATTCTTAACATCAGCATACCAAACTACTGCTGACCAATTAAGTGTTATGGATAAACAAGTTCAAGTGATTGAATTAAAGAAAGGTAGATTCCAAGAACAATTGGACTACTTGAATATAGAGAAGAAGGAGCTGTCCGAATCTATTACTGAATTACGAAATGGTTTATCAAATAACCAAGTTCAGTATCGTGATAGGGAAACTGGTCAAATCATCACGACAACTTCTTCATCACAACGGAAGGCATTAGAGAAACAATTAGAGTCAGCAATAACTTCTCGTGAAAGTGTCGCTAAAAAGATTGAGGTATCTACGGATTCCATTACCTCACTCGATTTACAAATATTAGATTTGGAATCCAATAATGAAGTTGCCGCAGAGGTTGGTCCATTGAGATATATGTCTCAAATTACAGGCAAACCAATGAATGTAATTGTAAACTGGTTTACACTTTTAATTGTATTTGTGTTTGACCCTTTAGCAATTTCAATGGTAATCGCATTAAATAAATTAACAAATAAAGAAGATGAAAGAACTAATGATTCTATTGATAGTAATGGTGCTATCGATAATAACAGCGAAATTATTATTCCCTCTGATGCAGCGGATGGGGGTGCAGTATCAATACCTACAAATGAAGTGGGAGAAGAAAGAAACGAAACTCTACAAGAAGAGAGTAAAGAAAGCCCAAAAGCAATTAAAAAAGAAAAAGAAGAAGTAGAGTTTGTCCCAACCGATGAAGAGGCTCGTGATTTATATGGTGAAGTAAAAAAGAAACCAGCTAAACATAAGCACACCTATATGGCTACCCAACGTAGTAATAAAAGATAAATTTGGATTATTGGATTATTTTTTGTATATTGTATACAAATAAACAAGTTATAAACAATGGATGAACTATACGGAAGCACAACAACGGGTGCTGGCGATTTAAGAGTAGGGTATGACTCAAACGATGAACGTGATTTACAACGTACTTACTATCGTGAGTTTGATTATGGTATTGATACTACCGATAACGTAATCCTCATCCAAGATGAGATTACGAGTGGGTTAACCTTTGATATCGTATCTAAAGTTAGACTACTAAAAAAGATTAATGGTGAACTCTCTACAATCAATATTTTATTAAATTCACCCGGAGGTGATGTTATTGAGACTCTTGCTCTTATTGACTACATCCAATCACAAAAAGACCAAGGTATTACATTTAACATCATTGTTAGAGGTTCAGCAATGTCTGCTGCTGCATTGTTATTGACTTGTGGAACTGGCGTTCGTGCTGCATCAAAACACTCAAAGATTATGGTACATCAATTATCTACCATTGTAGTAGGCAAGTTGAGTGATGTTAAATCTAATGCAAAGTTTTCAGAAGAATTAGAACACGAGTGTAATCAATTAATGGCTGATAATTCAAATATGGATAAAGAGTATTGGGAAGGTATCTCATCATCCGACTACTTTATGTCCGCAGAGAAAGCACTTGAGTGTGGTATAATCGATAAAATAATTTAAAATATGTTAGACTTCTTTACAGCGGAAGAGCTCGTAGAAAACTACGATAAGTTTCGTAAACTAATCAACAAAACATTTGAGGGTGACCGATTGGAAGCACTCAATAAAATGTACGACCACTTTGAGGAACGTATGATTTACACACCAGCATCTTCGGTAGAACATTACCACAATGCTTTTCCAGGTGGATACATTGACCACGTTCTTCGTGTAACTCGTAACGCTTTAAAGGTGTATGACTTATGGCAAGACCTCGGTATGATTATGGAAGAGTTCGATAGAGAAACACTTATCTTCGTAGCACTTCACCACGACCTTGGTAAGCTAGGTACTCCTGAGTTGGATTATTATGTAAAGAATGATTCGGAGTGGCATGTTAAGAATCAGGGTAAAATCTATAAGACTAATTCAAATATTCATTGGATGAATCTTAATGACCGAACTATGTACAATCTTCAACACTTTGGTATCAAGTATACTGAAGAGGAAATGATTGGTATGAGATTGACTGATGGGTTATATGATGAGAATAACAAAGAATATTATATCAAGTATAATAACGATGATAGACTATCCACTTCAATCCCATTCATAATGCATACGGCTGACCAGATGGCTGCTATATACGAAAATAAGAGATGGGAATCTGAAATGAATCCAGTTAAATCTACTCGTACTAAAACAACCGGTAGACCTAAAAAGGGTAACTTGGCTGAAGCATTTACAAACTCGAACACCAATACGACAAGTGTATTCGATGCATTTAAAGATATTGTACAAGATTAATTATGGTATTAATTATAGTCATATTATCAGTCTCAACCTTATTATTAGGATATACGACATACAATCTCCTTCGTAAGAATGAAGCATTAGAAGACGCAATTGAGGAACAAGAGGTAGTAATCGCTGATGTTGCAGAGAAGATTGACTCTTCAATGGCAAAGATGAAAGACATTGATAAATTAGGTTCGTTTGAAGCCGATGATGAAACTGGATTTATCTTTAAAAATTTATATGAAATAATCTCTGAATTAGAACAATACTATGGGTCGGAAGAGAAAGAGTAAAAGGTATTTCACACAAATTACAGAGATTGCTATCAACGCATATAACAATTGCGATGACCAACGAATGAAGAACAAAATCTACAATAGATTTATTCACTACCCATTTGATAAACTAGCAGAGAATGTAATCCACACCTACAAGACATATTACTTCGATGTCCCATATGAGGATGTTAAGATGAATGTGGTTGCATTCTTAAATGAAAAGATTCACAAATTTAATGGAGACAATGGTAGAGCATTTTCATACTTCACGGTAATTGCAAGAAACTATTTGTTTAACGAAAACAATGCTAACTATGCCAGAATGAAAGCTCGTGATGGTATTGAAGTAATTGATACCAATCGTAATGTCGTTAATGAAGTTTACGACAAGCAGCAAATGGATGCTCTCAAAGACTTTATGGATTACTATGTTCGTTATATGGACTACAATGTATTCACTTTATTCTTAAAAGATAGAGATAGAAAAATTGCTGACTCTTTAACTGAACTATTCAGAACACGAGACAATTTATATTCTTATAACAAAAAGGCACTTTACATACTTATTAGAGAGAGAACTGGCGTTCAAACTCAATATATAACCAAAGTAGTTGGTCGAATGAAATCAATCTATGGTGAATTATATATTGATTATATGAAAGAAGGTATATTGCCAATAACTCACCGAGTGGAGGAATTCAATGACTAAAGATGATGAAATCTTTAAAGGTAAATCTTTTGCTGATTTAATGTCAGATGTATACAGCAATCAGAAAAAGAAAGACCGACAAATAAAACTACTCATTGCTCAACTTGAACCAATGGTCAAGAACTTGAACGATGCTGCAGTTGTAGTTCCTTTGATTAAGGAATACCTTGACATCTCCGTTAGGAACGATGATGCTCTAATCAAACTTGCGGCAATCGTTCAACGAATGATGAAGGACAACACATCAGCTGAATCGGGTGGTTTCTTACTTTCAGAAGAAGAAAAGAAACAACTTATGGACGCAATTGATGAGGTTGAAAAAGACCTACCTAAAGAAGATGGAGATGCTGAATGAAATTCGCACAAGTAGTTGAAGTGTATTTAAAAGATGATGCTAAATACGGACCATATTCAATACAGGCATTATTAAAGACTGGCGCAATAAACAGCCAACGTATATACGCAAAACCATTAAGCCAAAACTTAAAACAACTTCCTGTTGTTGGTGAACAGGTGGTAGTGTTTAAAGGACCATCTGATTTTATATCAGGATTAGGTTCGGGTAAAACGGTATTCTACTATATGTCACCACTTGCCCTTCAAGGTAATGTTAACAATAACATAATTAAGAACTCGACTTTATTACAAGGACTTATTGTTGGAGGTTCATATGGGTTTGCAGGTGCTGGTGTATCTAACACAAACAACGCATCATCAACCGATGAGAAGAACAAAGAGTTCGTAGAAGTATCTGATTTATCTCAATTACAACCATTTGCCGGAGATGTCATTCACGAAGGTAGATTTGGTAATTCAATAAGATTTGGATATACACCAGATAACGCTGATTCAACAAATAAACCATCGTGGTCTTCAACTACACCAGAATCTCCGATAACTATTATTAGAAACGGCGCTGGCCTTTCAAATGGTTATAATAAATTTGTTATAGAAGATATCAATAAAGATGACTCATCTATTTGGTTGGGTTCTAAACAAACTATAAAAATTCAACCATCTCAAAAGTTCAGTCTTGGTGTGGTGTCTGTAAGTTCATATGAAAAACCACAAATCGTAATCAACTCCGAACGAGTTATTATAAACTCAAAGAAAGATTCAGTTCTTATTAGTGGTAAGAAATCAGTTAATATTTCTACTAAAGGTTGGAAAGCTGATATGGACACGATATTTAGTCAGTTGGAAGCAATCACCGATGCACTATTACAATTAGCACCACAACTAACTGCTGCTGCCAACCTTGGTGGGCCAGTCGCATCACTAACGGCTGGTGGGCCTCAACTATTATCTACGATAACTCGGGTAAAAACTCAATTACAAACAATGAAACAATAATTATATATAAATTATATTTATTACTATGGATACAAAGAAACTAATTAAAGCAATTCAACTTATTATTAAGGAAGAAGTGAAGAAGGAAGTGGCTAAAAGTGAAAAGTCAATTCGTGAATCTATCCTTAAAGAGATGAAACAATCACAACCAATGGTTGTTGAAACGGACCCGCTTGATGTAGAACATATCTTTGAGACTACACAACAAACCAAACAAACATTCACCAACAAGTCACTGTTAAATGATATGTTGAACGAAACCGCACAAGGTGGTGAGTGGAGAAGTATCAATGGCCAAGGTGGTGTGTTTAATGCATCGCAAGCACAAGCATGGGGTGGTGGAGTTAATACTCAAAACGCAACATTCCAAACAGCAGAGGGTGGTCAAGTATCAGCACAACAACTTCAACAAACTGAAGCTGGGCAAGCAGTTGTAAACGCAGTTACACGAGATTATTCTCAACTAATGAAAGCTATTGACAAGAAGAAGGGTAAATAATGGCAAGAAACCGGCCTGAATATAAAATAAATCCTCTTGACTTAAAGAAGAATACTGCTATTGGTGTTATGTTACCAATGGGGGGTACTCCTATTTTTAAATCTTCATACACTACTGAAGAACAGTCAATATCAAATCTAAAAAATTTAATATTAACCCAAAAGGGTGAACGGCCGTTTCAACCTGATTTTGGAACAGATGTCTACTCGTTACTATTTGAACAAATGACCCCAGACCTTGGTGATGCATTGGATTCATCTCTACGTGCGGATATAAAATATTGGCTACCCTACATTATCATTGACAACATACTTATTAATGTTGAAGAGGATTATAATAGGGTCTCAATATCAATGAAGTTCAAAATTACAGAAAATGGTGCAAACGAAAATATAACAATACTCGTAACCAATCAGGGTAGTGTATCAATTCTTTGAGGTATATAAATGGCTGATAAAATTAAAAAAGATGTAAGTTTAATTGGTAAGGACTTTGGAGATATCCGTAAGAATCTTATTGATTTTTCTAAAAATTACTTCCCACAAACTTATAACGACTTCAACGAGGCATCTCCTGGTATGATGTTTATGGAAATGGCATCATATGTTGGTGATGTTCTTTCATATTACACGGATGTTCAGTTAAGAGAATCAATTCTTGAACAAGCTCAGGAAAAATCAAATGTGTTTAATATAGCACAAACATTTGGATATTCTCCAAAGTTAAATGTTCCCGCTACTACAATCTTAACTGTATATCAATTACTACCAGCCGTAGGTAGTGGTGATAATGTAAAACCAAATTGGGATTACGCATTAACACTAAAAGAAGGTATGATTGTAAGTTCTACATCAAATACAAATGTTACATTCTCAACAATCAGTAAAGTTAGATTTGCGTTCTCATCTTCATTTGACCCAACTGAAGTTTCAGTTTATCAAACCGATGAATCTACAAATGAGCCGGTATATTACCTTGTTAAGAAATTGGTAAAGGCAGTTAGTGGTACTGAAAAAACAAGAACTTTTAATTTTGGTTCTCCAAAGATTTATGATAAAATCAGACTCGAAGATGACGGCCTCATCGATGTAATCAAAATTACTGATGATGATGATGATGAGTGGACAAAAGTAGAATACCTTGGACAAGACACTGTTTTTGAAGAAGTACCAAACACAACCGATTATTCATTAGCAATGTCATCATATGCAACTGAAACTCCGGCATTATTAAAACTAAACCGTGTTCCAAAACGATTCGTGACTCGTGTAACCGATGAAGGTGCACTTGATATTCAATTTGGTGCTGGCATCTCATCGAACGCTGATGAAGAGATTCTACCAAACCCAGACAATGTAGGTTCTGCGTTATACCCATCAACGGGTGACCTTGACCAAGGTATTGACCCATCAAACTTTATGTATGCTAAAACATATGGAGTGGCTCCTTCAAACACAACACTTACCGTAACTTATAGAGTGGGTAATGGTGTAGATGATAATGTACCATCTTCAGACCTAACTACAATTGTAGAACGCGTACTTGAAAACGAATCAATTGGGTTAGTGTCTGATGTTTATAATGTGATTAAAAATTCAGTTGCCGTAACCAATGAAGCATCTGCCGGTGGTGGTAAGTACGAAGAAGAACTTGAAGAAGTCCGTAACAACGCAGCCGCATACATTAGAGCACAACATCGTTCGGTGACGGCCGAGGATTACTTGTTAAGAGCATACGCAATGCCACCACAATTTGGTTCGGTTGCTAAAGCGTTTGTTGCTCCCGATTGGCAAATCAACACCAAGTTGGATGATGGTAACAATCCTATCGCAAACCAATTAGCAATCAACTTCTATACATTGGGATATGACGCCAATAAGAAGTTGAAGAACTTGAATGCTGCTACTAAACAAAACTTACAAAACTATTTGTCTTACTATCGTATCTTGACTGATGCTGTGAATATTAAGAATGCATATGTTGTAAACTTTGGTATCGACTTTGAAATCATTGTACTTCCAAACTACAACTCAAACGAGGTTCTTTTAAAATGTATTAATAAATTAAAAGAATACTTCCACATTGATAGAATGCAAATTGGAAGACCAATCGTACTGACCGATGTGTATGTTTTATTAGATAGTGTTGATGGTGTACAAAGTGTTGTTAGACCTGATAAAGATGGGGTCGGGGGTCTTCAAGTTAATTGTAAAGTAGAAGGAAACTATTCAAACAACTTCTATGATATGAAGGACGCAACGAAGAATGGTATTATCTACCCACCAAAAGACCCATCTATTTTTGAATTGAAATATCCAGACGCTGACATTAGAGGCAAGGTGATAACATTATTTTAAGAGGTAGAAAATGATTTACAGAATATATCCAAATAAAGACACCACAATCTATGAAGATTCTCATCGTAAGAATCAAAATACTGGTAAGGATGAAATTCTTGAAGTTGGTAAGTTTTACGATACTAACAACAAAACCCTATTAGGCAATAGTAGAGCATTGGTTCAATTTGACCTAACTAACATTTCATCTTCTATTGTTAATGGTGAAATCACATCACCACAATACCGATTGAGATTGGAAAATGTCGAAAGTAGAGGAATCGCATCCGACTACGACTTGTATGTTTATCCCGTTAAAGAATCGTGGCAAGAGGGATTCGGTTCTGAATCAGATACACCTCACATCGAAGTTGATTCAAGTTGGGTTTACAAGGCAAGTGGGTCTATTTGGGATGTTGAAAATTCAACAGTTGGTAAAGCAGCAACTCCTGCTCAACTGCCAGGTCTTGATGTTTATTATGATTTCTTGGCTTCGGCTGGTGACCTATCCCTAACACAATCAATTGTTGGGTCAGATGGTACATCACCATCTATCAATGTAGTCGATGGGGCTCTACAATTTTCAGCATCATACTTTGGTGGTGGAACTGTAAACCTCGATGCGTATATGCAGTTCGGTACTACCTACAATATTTATTTCGAAATGAACATTGGTAGCCTTAATGGTGTAGATTTTAGAGTATACGAACCGGATGGTAGTGGAAATGGAAGTACCCAAGATGGATATGTATATGCGAATAATATCATAGAGAGCGTAACTCAATCAATACAAGTTTCCCCAAACTCAACAGGTATACACAAATTACAATGGACTTATTTTGATACTGATGGTAGTGATGGTGTTGCTGGCAGATTTGATAATTTTTATGTAAACAAAGAAGTAACTTCTGGCTCTCTTGTTCAAGATGAATACAACATTGATGGACCACTACCATCAACGTATGTACTAAATGAATTGATTACGGGTCGTGATGGTGAGTCCACCACAGCAAGTGTGATTGGTAATGTTCTTGTAATGTCTTCATCAAACTTTAGTGGCGCTACATTAAATAGAAGTTTGTCGGTAATTGAAGGTCTTGGATATACTGCAAGTTTTACTGCAAGTGTTGGTCACTATGATGAAATTTCATTTGATGTTATGGAGCCAGATGGTAAGTTCTTGGTAGAACGTACTTCTATAACCTCAAGTGGATTTAACACATACTACTTTAACTCACAACAAACTGGAACCCATTATTTAAGATGGGCTGTTTTTGGTAGTGGTAGTGGTGAGTTTACAGGTTCAATTGATAACTTGACCGTTACTACCGATGCTACTTTAATCCCAACGGGCGCAGAATATACTGACATCTACTATGAAGCACGGTGGGTAACTAATCAAGGTGGTGGTACTTGGTATACCGCATCGTTTGGTAGTGGTGTACATTACAAACAATCATTTACCAAATACACCGATAATCTAAATGTTGAAGTTACTGACTATGTAAACGAGTGGTTAGATGGTACTCGTACAAATAATGGTCTAATCATTAAGAAGACAAATGGTGATGAATCATCAACTCGTAAATTAGGTTCAATTAAGTTCTTCTCTTCAGACACCAATACAATTTACCCACCCACTCTTGAGGTTAGATGGGATGATTCATCGTTTGTGACAGGCTCACTTAACGCATTAAGTTCTGATGATATGATTGTATATGTTAAGAATTTATCTACCGAATACAAAGAAACATCTAAAGCTAAAGTTAGAGTTTATGGTAGAGATAGATTCCCAGCAAGAACATTCTCCACATCATCGGGTTACACGATAGTGAACTATTTACCAACTACCTCATATTACTCGGTAGTTGACGCTGAAACGGAGCAAGTAATTATCCCGTTTGATACTAATTATACTAAAGTAAGTTGTGACTCCGAGGGTAACTATTTTAACTTTTGGTTTAACGGATTACAACCTGAACGATTCTATAAGTTTGTATTTAGAGTTGACCAAAATGGAACAACTAAATACTTCGATGATAATTTCTACTTTAAGGTGGTTAGATGATACAAGAGCGAATTGTAAAACGAAATGGTAGAGGTCAGATTGTCTCCTACGAAATAGAAGTAGATGAGAATGGATTCCCACTACAAGAATATGGTACTGTTGAATTTGGTGCTAATGGAACTGTTGTAGATAAGTTTGAGAAAGAAAGTTTTAACAAACAAGTTGACATCTTTATCGAAGAACTTGAATTTCAAAATATTCCAGTTGTGGAATTTAAACCAAAGACACGAATCTTTACACCATTGAATTATCAAACATATGGTGGTTCATCAACATCGGGTGGCACTACAACAACATCAGGTGGTACTACAACCACATCGGGTGGTGGTTCTGCTGGAAGTATAGCTGGAATATAAGGTTAGTATATGTCGTTAGATAGATTTAAAAATAAAAATGAGGTATTGGGATTTACTCCTGTATTCGGTGATACTATTAAGGACTCCGACAAAAACCTTATTGCCAAACTCGATGATGTTCAGTTAAAAACCGGCGACCTAAAAGGAAATTTCGGTGGTGGTAATGGTGAAGTTCAGCCTGTAATAGAAAAACACATCTACGCAGATGAATCATTACTATCCTCACTTCACGACCAAACTTTAACTTATAAAGAAAATCCAAATACAATCTTTGTTAAACCTGAATTAGATTTACGAACTGCTGGGATTAACCAAGGTGTATATAGCATTTGCTATAACTTCTTACACAAATATGTTGGTAATCCAGCTGGATACTCTGATATTAGAGTTACTGAAATCTCTTCTAATAGAAAAGAGGTAAAGGTAAATATCAACCGAACTCCACCTCAAAATATATCAAAAACTACCGGTCAAGTATTGGGTACATCTATCAACGCATCATCTGCCGAAGAAGTCTCATTGAATTCCGTGAGTATTGATAACACCATAAACAATACACCATCACAACCAAGTCCTGCGATTTCATCTCCTGGTAAATTTGGATTGTTATATGACATTTATAATTTAGATGGATTTAATACATTTAATTCACCAAATACTAAAAAAGACTTTGTTCTCAACTTTGGTGGAAATAGGTTGTATGATATTGTAAATATTAAATTCAATGGGCCACGAGTTGGTAGGTCGGTTGAAGAAATATCATATCCTACTGGAAACCTTGGTGGTGTATCTACGGTATTATTACCATTGAGTCCAAGCGCATTGACCATTGGTGAGTGGACCGAATGGGTAGAGGTCTACAACCCAGCCATTGGTCAATCTACTTCACAAGCCGGTCAGTTAACATTAAGAACGAGGTACTTTCAATTACAAGAAACGGCTGATGGTAAACTCCGACTACTTGGTGGTACTGAATGGAACAACCCACTTCAACCGCCAATTTATAGAGTTTCACCTGGCACAACCACAAACCTAAACACTGTCACTTATAGGGAAGGTTATGGTGAATTAGGAACTGCATTTATAAATGAGTTTGATACAAATAAACGAGTTAATCTTGTAAACCAAAACTTAGCAATCACATACGACTACTATGATGACACATTAACTTCATACGATGAGGTTATTGTTAAGTTGTACGATGAGTTGGGTGATGAAATTAGTATCAATGCTCCGACTTCAATCTATGGTCGTATCTCAAACTCATTTATTGAAAAGGTAATTGCATTCCCTGCGATTCCAGTAAAGAATTACACCCCATTCTCACAACCAAACTTTAATGTTGAAATGGATGTTGTACGGGGTGGTGAGGGTACTGAATTTAAAACTTGGGATAGTTTGTTAGATACAAACTCACAAACATCACAACAAATCGTTTCTCATTACTTTAGTAGTTCACTTGGAAACCTAAAACTAAACATAGATTATTCCGATTTTCAAAACTATATACATTTCTCATCAGCAACCGAACGTGTTGACAACTTTGTTTATAAAGTAAGACAAATAGAAACCTACAACAATAGAATCGATACATTGGAGTCTATTAGTGGGTCTGAAGCACTGACAAATATATCACAATCGATAGTTCGTAGAGATAGGGTAGTTGGTGGTTTTGATGATTTTGAAAAATGGTTATACTATGATATCAACGCAAGAAACTATACACATTGGTCTTCTTCAGCATACACAATAGAACCATATCCAAAGTCAGCAACATTCCCACACATTCTACACCCGTATAGTTCTTCTCAAGCACAAACGTGGTATAGTGGTGTATACGCATCTGCGTCTTTGTATGACTCTCAAAATCAAGCAACCTTAAATAAGATGATTCCGATTCACCTACGAGATGATGAAAGTAACTCGGAGTATATTACATTTGTAGATATGGTTGGTCAACATTTTGACATTCAATGGGGATATATAAAAGCTCTCACAAGTATCAATCAACGTGAAGAACATCCCGAAGATGGTATGTCTTCTGAGCTACTTAATGATGTCGCTAAGACATTTGGTTGGAAATTATCAAATGGATACTCCGATTCAAATCTTTGGAACTATGTACTGGGTACTGATTCAAGTGGGTCTCTTGCGCAAACCGGATTATTACAATCTAAATCCCGTGACTTCATCACAAAAGAGGTTTGGAGAAGGATTGTAAATCACATCCCATACTTGTACAAGACCAAAGGTACTGCAAGGTCAATCAAAGCATTACTTGCAGCATACGGAATACCACAGGCATTCTTACAAATCCGTGAGTGGGGTGGCCCTGCCATCTCTACCCGCAAGAATGTATTTGAACACGATAGATTTGTATACAAACTACAAGCATCTCCATCTCGTTACATCGAAACTCCGTGGGATGATATTAATTCAGATAGACCAAGTACAATTGAAATTATTGGTAAAATGCCTAAAGCACATTACCACATATTCCGATTAACAAGTGGTTCTGATTATATTGATTATTTTTGGGATTATAATACGACTTACGAAACCGCAAGAGTTCGTAGTGCTATTAATGGTACAACCTTTATGTCATCATCTTATTTCGCTTATAAGTTTAGAAGAGATGGTGTATTTGTAATGACATCAGGTAGTGGTAACAGTTTACAAATGGGTATGGTTGATGACTTTGGTGAAATCTTTGCTACACGTTTGATTACTGGTTCTGAAAACGGAACATATAATGATGTGTGGTCAACTAACACCGGAACTCTACAAGTTCCTGGTCCTACTACTGATTTAAATATCTATAACTACGAAACCGCAAGTATTCAAGAAATTAGATACTATCGTGATATTATGTCTAATGAAATTGTCCAAGAACACGCAAAGAATCGTGAGGCATATTTCATTGATGATAATACCACGGATTTAGAATTGGAAACCGCATTTGATAAGTTACCATTCCGTATTTTTCCAGATAGTTCGTTTTCGACAAATCTAACTTTCATTAATTCAATTCACCCTAATCAAGAAATCACAACGACTGAAACTGGACTAACATTATCAGCGTCTATTACTAATATGGCTCAAGGTGATTTGGTTGGTGAAGTAGATACTATGTGGCAAACAATCCCTTCGGTTGGTGCATTGAACTTAATGAATAATAAGATTCGTGTTGAATCTGCGTCATTGGGTGGTATGTTGAATCCTAATAAGAATGTTGAAGTTAGTGAGTATGACTACGCACCAAATGACTCAAATCTATTAGGTACATATTTTTCAACCACGGATACCGTAAACAACGACATATACAATTCAGAGGGATATTTCGAAGCTGATGATTGGGTTGGTGACCCTGATAAGAGATACAATGAGGATTACCCATTGTTGAAGTATAAATTAAAAAACTACTTCCAAAAATATACAGGCCGTACCGCAATCAATTTGATTTTGTCAATGTTATCAAGATATGATATGTCTATCTTTGACCAGATTAGGCAAACCCTACCAGCTCGTGTTGATTGGCATCGTGGTATCTTAATTGAACCATCTGCGTTAGAACGTAATAAATTCCGTAGACCTTCTAACATTTCTTACACTAAACATTTTTGGGATGGTGCTCTACAAATTAGTAACATAACCATAACGGGAACAAAACACGATTATGGATTTACCTCTGGGTCTTATAGAAAGAATTATTTGTCGGATGGTGTTATCGACTTATACAATTATACACCATCCACTTACAAGTACATCATTCCAAAGTTAAGTTCTTCTGGTGATTACTTTGATACTACTAATGGATATTGGGACTACTCTCCAACGGGTAGTGTGATTACACTCGCAAGACCTTCACAAAATGGTGGACAAATCACAACACTATTTTTTACCTCGGATATATCAGCAAGTAAGAACTTACCAAGTTCAGCATCATACATCCCATCAAGGGGGTCTGACTACCAAGGATTATCTTTAGAGAATCTTAAATATAATGGATGTAGAATTAGTTCAGATTCAATCACAACCGACTCACCTGACACTCCGGATGGTGGTCCTGTTATTGAAGTCACATTTGTTGACTCGAACAAACTCGTGTTCTCAACAAAGAATACCGAAGGTGGTGGTGGTATAAGTGTTGGTGTTGAAAAGCCAGTTGGTGGTAAAAAACCAAAGGTTATGGATTTGGGTTCACTTGTATCAGTTGATATTAGCGAGAGAAAGAAGCGTAGACCTAAATCAAATGTTGATTTGGAATCACGATTAAGAGAACCATCGATTATTATAAAAAGTCAAGGAAGGCCTAAAGTTAATTCTATATTACCACCAAGGGACTCTTCACCATTCCCACCAAACATATTGTACAAAGGTGGTGTATTCTTTGGGGACTCTAATTTCTATAATTCACTTTCCAACGGAACATATAGTTGGAGTTCATTGGTTCAAATTCCAAATTCCACATATGTATTGAATATAAACGGAAACAATGTATTAAGTGGGTTGTTATCGTATAATACTAACACAATTACGGTTAGTTCGATATATAACACATTGGGTGCTTCTTTGAGTTCACCAACACCACTTATTATCAGAACAGTTTTCCTTGTGAAGAGGTCAACTGGTCAAATTGTGTACACATCGCCGGATGTATTTGATGTAAGTCATCAGTTTTCTTTCGGTAAAGGTACAGAAGATTTAGATGTAAGAATAATTACAGCAACTTAATTTATTAAAAAACCATATTTATATACATAAAAGAGGAAAGCACTATGGGATTTTTAGATAATTCATCAGTAACAGTAGACGCCATTCTTACCAAAAAGGGTAGAGAGTTATTGGCGCAGGGTCGTGACAAGTTTCAAATCACTCAATTTGCATTAGCAGATGATGAGGTGGATTATGAACTTTGGAATTCAGCACACCCACTTGGTACTGACTACTATGGTATTATCATTGAAAATATGCCGGTATTGGAAGCAATCACCGATGAAAACTATTCAATGAAATACAAACTATTAACACTTCCAAAGAACACTACACGACTGCCTTATATTCAAGCGTCTGTAACTTCTTTGAATCTGAATGAGAGCGGCCAATCCGCTACCATCAATGTTCAGACACGAAATGGTGGTAATGGTACTTTGGGGTACACTGCAATTCTATTGAATGCAGATGCCGGTAGCATTTCAGGTAATCCTGGTGTTCCTGGTAATGTTAACCCTATTGTAAATGTATCCTCATACGCATCAAGTCAATCACAGGCCGTTGTTGGTAAGAATCAATTTACATTCAATACGAAGACATTACCATCCCGTGCTAACTTGACTACACGAATTATTATTATCGGTAACGAAACGGGTGGTAGAACCGAAGTTGATGTGACCGTGAATTACTTAACTGATACCGTTGCATCTGTTGTAACAGTCGCAACCTAAATTAAAGGAATAGATTATGGCAGTAGCTCCAATTTTTAACCCATTCGGTGGTGGTGGTGGCACCGGTGGTGGTGGATTCGGTAATGGTAATACTCCGGGTGGGTCTAGCAATGCTTCTGCTGGCTCGATTTTGGGGTCTTTACCAAGTAACCTTGTTCCTGTAGCATCCCCATCGACAATTGCACAATTACAAGCATCCGATATCGCTAATGATGCAACTCCTATCGTTCCTGCTGGTGCATATGATTATGGTAGTGGTAAAGTATATACAGCATTTACAATTGAAGATGTTGTCGAAGGTGGTACTGAAAGAGTAACCCGTGGTATGTGGTCAAACAACTCAGCCGAGTTAACATCATTCTGGACATCTTCATATCAGTCTACAACACAAAAATCGTATTATTACGAAATTTATAATGGTGACCCAACAGTATCAACCAATAATGCTCAGTTTTCAGTAGCATATGGTCATACTGATGGAAGTGGTTCTTTCGGACAAAACGAAGATTCACCATCAAACGCAATCTATTCACAATTACAACAAGTTCTCCTTCCATCAAATCAAAGAGTGTTCTCCTTCAATGGTGTATCATCTCGTGATGTGTATGCTGTTACAATCAATAGAGCACGATTAAAAGATAAACTTGACCCAGGAAACTGGGAGTTAGTTCTTTCTGGTTCTGCTGGCGAAACACTTCGTTTGATTGATGATAGTGGTGATGTAAACCAGACCGGCGATTCAACTGCAACTTCATACAATATCGTATCTGGTTCATTATTGAATGGTGTATACTCAACTGATGTTGTATATGGTTCGGTATTCCCACAACAAGGTATCTTGGTAATGTCAGCAACTGCACTTGACGCATCCGCTTCATTAGATACTGAAAGAAGTGCAAGTTCGGTAACTGCATCTTTGGCCGGTGGTGAAGATAGACACAATCATAGAAGGTTATTCTTGGCTATTAGTGGAGCTGCTGCTGCAAACGCATCTGATGGCTTCCAGTCGAGAAATGAGGAAGAAGTTAAATCAACATTCTTCTTTGTAAGAGCAAAGAATGCTGAATACAATTTCTCTAACAACCCATCATATGTTACGGGGTCTAACGGTCAAATGCAACAAGCAACATTTGTTGGAAATCCAAAGACATATATTACGGCAGTTGGTTTATACAATAACGATAACGAATTGTTGGCCGTTGCTAAATTGTCTAAACCTATCTTGAAATCGTTCTCGAACGAAGTATTGATTAAGGTTAAATTAGATTTCTAAAGATGAACCCAAATGGCAGATACATTCAAAAAGATATTTCAGGGTGGTATACAACGGAGACCATTCAAAGCTTATAAACGATATGAAGTAACTGATGTAAATTATTCATCTTCGTTTGAAATATCTATTCTTCGTGGCATATCTCCAAATGGATTACTAACTGAAGTATCCAAGTCGGTTGATGGTGAAAACGTATTTGATTCTAACCTCATACGCAGTATTGGTGGCGCTACTACCGAACTGAACACCATCCCACAGAAGATTATTTGGAGGAGTGTAAACTCATCTTTGTACAAATATGAGCGTAGGTTGTTACACCCAACTGCATCTATATTTTCAATTCCACAAAACAAATTTGGTAATGGTATCAAACCAGGGTCAGTTGTTATTGCAGATAACTCATCTATGGGTGACTCCAACTTTAGGTTAACAGATACTGAACTTGAATATGGAATTGGTGTCCTCCGTGACACTGCAATTTCATCATCATACATCATAAAAAAACAAAATATATTTTATCTTGGATTCCAAGATGGAACTCACAACAAGAGATTTAGAAAATCGACTGATGATTCTACATTTCAAAATACAATTATCCCACGGGGGTTAACTGTTAAGCATGGAATTGATACAACTGGATTTGTGAGTTCAAGTGGGTATGGTGTTGGTACATTTGAATCTTCATCTATAATTGTTTACAACAATGAACAATTTAAAAATATAAACAAGACTGATGATTGGTCTATATCTATGTGGGCTAAACTCCCACCATCACAATCGTATACAACGGATGGATATAACACACTTATCAATAAGAATCAGTATGAGTACACCACGTTAACCGACTCTCGTAGAATAAACAAAACTCCAATATATCCTGTTGAATTTGGGGTATACAATCACAATTCATCATATGTAAATGGTAAAGTTTATTGGAAAGCAAGTGATGGTTTAAGTACGCTACATCTAACATCATCAAACTCATATGGTGATAATAATTGGCATCACTACGCAATTAGAAAAAGTGGTAGTAGATATGATTTATTTGTTGATGGTACTTCAGTCGCAAACGACACAACTACATTTAAAGCTAACATCAATAATTACTATGACTTCTTGATTGCGTCTAATAAATTAGGTGTAACTGGTACGACTGGTTCTTTTGATGAGATTAGAATGTATAAAGGAACTTTGTCTGATACTGATATTTTTAATCTATCAAATAACCACTACACATCTGGGTCTGCATATCAGACCAGCGATGTTGGTTATGTATATTACAAACAAGGTATGATTGTAGTATCAGACCCACGACCTAAATACCAAAACACCTTCTTGGGTAACGGTAATTGGGACTACACTTTAGATAGGGGATTCCAAGTTGACTTTAGGGCAAGTAAGGAAGTAGAAGAGGTATCAATCTTATGTGAGATTGGTAGAAACGAATACAACGTATCTACTAACCCATCATTAAGAATAAACGAAGACCTCAATGAAGAAAGATTAAAACCAATGGTTACTGGGTCTGCATTTAGACCATATGTTACTCAAGTTGGATTATACAACGACTTTGGTGAACTATTAGCGATTGCGAAGTTAGGTTCACCTCTAAAGAAAAGAAATGATGTTGATGTAACCATCAATGTGAAATTTGATATAGACTAAAAAGTTATGGCAAAGGGGAATTGGAGTCACATCCAAAAATCAAAAGGACATAAGTCCGGCCTTGAAACTAAAATCAACGAACAATTACGGATTCAAGGTATTGATGGGGAATATGAACAACACGAAGTTTCATACATTGTCCCCGCAACTAATCATACTTACAAACCTGATTTTAAATTACCCAATGGTATTTACATTGAATCAAAGGGGTGGTTCTTGCCAGAAGATAGAAAGAAACATCTACTCATCAAAGAACAACATCCCGAATTGGATTTGAGATTCATTCTTCAGTCACCAAATGGTAAAATCTATAAAGGTTCAAAGACCACTTACGCAATGTGGTGTGATAAGAATGGATTCAAATGGGCAAAGAAAGAAATCCCCCAAGAGTGGATAAATGAAAAACCTTCCCAAGATTTCTTTGATTTCTCAAAATAATTTCGTATATTAGTAGTTATGGAAGAAAGACTACTTGAACTATTAGAGTCCGTTCTTGGAAAATCCAAGAAAACAAGTGGGGATAATTATGCGTTCTACTCACCATTCGTTGACCATTACAAACCAAAGTTAGAGATTAATATACGAATTAATTCTAAAGGAAACAACCCTTGGCATTGTTGGATTTCGGATGAGAAGGGTAGAACCATCAAATCATTATTCAAAAAACTTCGTGTATCCAAGTCGACTTGGGATGAGTATAATGCAATCTTCAGTAGAGTAAATCGTTATAGTTACGACCAAGCTAACGACCAAGCTAACGACCAAGTTGAACTTCCAAAAGAATTCAAACCACTTTATCAGAAATCCAACTCAATCAAGTGGAAACACGCTCTGAACTATTTATTAAATAGAGGCCTTCGTGTTGAGGATATTGTTAAATACAATATTGGTTATTGTGAGGAAGGTGAGTATAGGGATAAAATTATTATACCATCGTATGATGAACGAGGTAAGTTAAACTTCTTTGTAGGGAGGTCGTTTTATGATACAAAGTTTAAACACAAAAACCCAAAGGTATCCAAAGATATTGTTGGGTTTGATTTATTGGTTAATTGGGACACTCCTATTATATTGTGTGAGGGCGCATTTGATGCAATCGCAATTAGAAGAAACGCAGTTCCATTATTTGGAAAATCAATCCAATCTGAATTAGAAAAAAAGATAATTGGAAATTCCGTAAAAAAGTTGTATATTTGTTTAGATTCGGATGCTCTAAAGAATGCTTTGGGGCTAGCGAAGAAGTTTATGTCGTATGGAATTGAGACACATCTCGTTGATTTGGGTGATGAAGACCCTTCAGAGATGGGTTACGAACGTATAAACAAAAAGATATATGATACACCAACGCTTGACTTACGCACGTTGATGGAGTATCAACTATTTAAAGTATGAAGAAACTGAAAAAGATTAATATAGGCGTAGACAAAGTAAATAAGATTTACCACATCGCCGATGTTCACATTAGAAACTTAAAAAGACACGCAGAGTATCGTGATGTCTTTTCCCACCTTTATGGGTATATTTTGTCCACAATGGAGGAAAATGACATCATCGTTATTGCCGGCGATATTGTTCACGCAAAAACGGATATGTCACCAGAAGTGGTAGATTTGACTCAAGAGTTTTTCACTCGATTGTCAGACCTACTCCCAACTATTGTCATTCCAGGTAACCACGATGCAAACCTAAATAACACCTCACGATTAGACGCTTTGACTCCAATCGTGAATGCATTGAAACTCCCAAGATTGATTTACCTAAAGGATACTGGTGCTTGGAATATTGGTGGTATTACATTTGTCCATCAATCAGTTTGGGACAAGTCACCTGGATTTCCACCTGCTAGAGATTTTGAAGGTGATGTGAAGGTTGGTCTATTCCACGGACCAGTTGATAAGATTGAGACTGAACACGGATTTGCTATTGAGAACAAAAACATCAATGTAGGAAACTTCGATGGGTATGATATGGTTCTACTTGGTGATATCCACAAACCAAATAACGAAGTTCAAGGTGTAGAGACTATCAAGTATCCGGGGTCACTAATCGTTCAGAATCACGGAGAAGCAAAGTATCCAGAACACGGAATTTTAGTTTGGAATGTTGAGACTTGTAAAAGCAAGTTTGTGATGATTCCAAACGACTTTGGGTATGTCACGGTGGATATTGAGGATGGCAAGATTGTTTCAAGTATGCCAATCCCACAAAAACCACGAATGAGAGTTCGTGTAAAAGATACAAAAGCATCTGACTTAAATAAGATTATTGCTGAACTCAAGAAGGGTCGTAAGGTTCAAGAGCTAACAATACAAAAAGTTATTACTCGTAAAGATGGTGGTGACCACGAAAAGATTATTCTTCAGAATGTCCGTGATACTGCTTTTCAGAATAAACTGATTGAGGAGTTTTTAAATGACACCGAACACCTTACCGAAGACCAACTTGAAGTTGTTAAGTCAATTAACAAGGATATCAACGCAAAACTTGGAACACCCAAAAATATTACAAACTCCACTTGGATACCAAAGGTATTTGAATTCTCAAATATGTTCTCGTATGGTCCTAATAATGTCATAGACTTCAGTCAGATGAAAGGTGCATATGGAATCTTTGCACCAAACGCAAGTGGGAAGTCTACCCTATGGGATGCTCTATCATTTTGTATCTTTGATAAATGTTCAAGAACCTCAAAAGCTGAGGATGTAATGAACTACTCAAAGATGTCGTTTGATTGTAAATTTACATTTGAACTGAATGGAATTGATTACACCATCGAAAGGGTAGCTAAGAAGTCGCCTAAACGAGGAACTGTAAAGGTAGACACTAACTTCTATCGTATTGTTGATGGTCAAGTAGAATCCCTTAATGGTGAACAACGTAGAGAGACAAACGCAAGTATTAGAGAATATGTTGGAACTTATGATGATTTCATCCTTACAGCAATGTCAACCCAATCAAACAATAGTGGGTTCATTGAAAAATCACAAAAGGAGAGAAAGGAAGTGCTCGCACAATTCTTGGATATGGATATCTTCGAAGGACTCTACCAAATCGCAAGTGAGGAGATTAAAGAACTATCAGCTCTTCTAAAGGACTATAAGAACCAAGACCTACCAACACAACTTGCAGCAGCAGAAGATACCTTAACATCTATTACAGGGTCATTAACCACTTTACAAGATAGGAAGGTGGAGTTAGAGTCTAAACGTGAGGTGGTTAATACCAAAATCGAATATGAGATGGGTAGTCTTAAACCTGTTGAAGATTTGGGAGATGTATCTGATTTGGAAGTTGAATTACAATCTTTACAAAAAGAACGTAAATTACAAGATGGTGAATGTGCTCTAAATCTTGCTGAGGTTCACAATGTGGAGACTGAACAAAAGTCAATCACATCTAAATTAGAAAATTACAATATCAAAGAACTCCAAGAAAAAAATAATCAATACAACTCATTAGATAGAAAGTTCAAAGAGTTTGGTGTTGAGTTAGATAAATTGGAATCTGAAATAATTCACGCAAAGAAACACTTGGATGGTATTGGGTCATTGACATTTGATGATACTTGTAGTCATTGTATTCAGAATAAAAATACACCATTCGCAAAGCAAGCACAAACCCTTGAAGATGAAATTAATAGATTGGGTAAAACATACACATCAATTGTTTCAGAACGATTGAGTGTAATGAGTGAACGTGACACGTTGAATGTAACTAAAGAGTTGAAAGAATACGAAGACCTTTCAAGTAGACATTCATCATTGGATAAGGAGTGGTTATCAGCAAGTAAGTCATACGACTATTGTGTTTCGTTGGTAAAGGATATGGATTTGGAAATCAAGTCACTTGAGGATAAAATCCAAAAAGCAAAAGACCAAGAACAAGCCGTAAGCCATAATGCAAAAGTACACGAAAAGATAAAATCTTTTAAAGTCACACGAGAACAAATTCGTGAAGACATTGATAGAGTGACTGATGATATTATGAATATTAATTCTGATATCAAATTAGCTGAAAACACTATTGATAGTGTAAATCGAATGATTGATAAACTCCAAGATATGGAAATCAAATTTGATGGATACGAACATTATCTTAAATGTGTAAAACGTGATGGCATCCCATACAATTTAATTTCAGATGTCCTCCCACGATTGGAAGTTGAGATTAACAACATCCTTTCTCCAATTGTAGATTTCCAAATTATGTTGAATACTGATGGTAAAAACATTAATTCATACATTGCATATGGTGATGATGAATTCTGGCCATTGGAACTCACAAGTGGTATGGAGAAGTTCATCTCATCAATTGCAATCAGAACGGCATTGATTAATGTATCCAATCTACCACGGCCAAACTTTATCGCAATCGATGAGGGGTTTGGTTCGCTTGACACGGATAACTTTAATTCTTTATATTTATTATTTGATTACTTAAAGACGCAGTTTGACTTTATCATTACAATATCACATATTGACAAGACCAGAGATATGGTCGACCAAATAATTGATATTAATAAAGTTCGTGGGTTCTCTAAAGTATCATATTTATAAGAAACGGCAGGAGTCCATTAATGGCATTGGAACTTAAAAGAAGAGCAAAAGAAAATCTCAAAAATTTAAGAGTATTCATAGAGGATACTTCGGATATGTCTCCGGAGTATTTTTCTATTGTGGAGTTTCCTGAATTCTTTGGTGATGGTAAGTCATTGATAAGACTAAAAGGTAATCGTGATAGGTTACAAGAAAATACACCAATTCAAGTTGAGGTTTTAGACCAAGCCGGAAAGCCAATGTATTATGAGTTCTCTACAATAAAGAACTCGGATGACACCATTATCATTTCAGTTTGGACTTATACCGGCCGTGGTGATAGACACGATACAGCGCCGGGCATCGGTGAGGTAATCATTGTTGGTACTGCACGAGATGTACCTGATGAGTTTAGAGATAGGCCAAATGTTAGATGGACTCGTAAAGTTCCTATTGATATTCAACAACTGGCTCCATCAAAAATTGTATTTAAATCAAGTGTTGTACCAAAGGGTAGTGTATCTGCTTCAATTCAAGTTGTAAATAACTTACCACAATCCAATGGTGAATTAAGAGAGATTGACACCTCTGCAAATGTAAAGTATAAGAAATCGGTTTGGGGAACTACAACATCATTGGAGTGGCAGAGTGGTAACACCTTCAACTCCGAGATGATTAGCGGAAGTATCTATTTAGATGTTGGTAATTCAACACTATTCCCACGATTGACAGGACAAGCACAACCAACAACATTTACAGCAAGTATTAAAGATGTAGACTCAACTACAATCTTGAGATTAACTTCACCATTCACATCAAGTGATGGTAGAAGTGATGGGTCAGTACACACCTACGAATATTCAGATGGTGACGCGTTAACAGCAAACATTAGATATTTTACAAGTGCTTCTACGGTAACAACCCAAAACCAAATATCATTTGCAAATATAACACTTACAAATGTTAATCCAGAAACGGGTCGTATTGCTTCGGTAAACACTTTGATTAAATCCGAAGGCGCGGGTGGTGATTTTGAATTTGTTGGAAATACAAAAGTAAATCAAGATACAACATTTACATATCGTGTTGCAATCCCAACGGAACACCTCAACGATGTAAAGACCCTAAAGGTACAATTCTTAAACCAACAAGGTCAAGTATCAAAAACCGAAACAATCATTAAGAATGTTGTGTTCCCTGGTGGTAACGTGTATATTGGTGGTAACCAATCCATCGTAACAGGTTCGTTGTTTATTGCAAACGCAATTGGCAGTGGTCTTGAAATGGGTGGTCACTCAAGTGGTTTCTTAAAGTCAGTTGGGTATGAGGGTGTAACTTCAGCATCATTGGGTATTGGACCAGGTGGATTCATTATATATAGTGGTAGTAATGGATTGCAAATGGGCGCCGATGTTTTACAAGGTGTAGGTATGCAATTCGTTGGAGACAATGATGATAGACACCTCATCTTTACAACCGCAAATGGTGGTTTACTTGATGTTAAAACTGACAAGTTCTTTATTGGTACATTGAGTTCTCAATTCGTAAGTGGTTCGGATGGAAACATTGAAATCAGTTCATCGTTATTCCATTTAGACCCCGTAAACAATCAGCTAATAATTGGGGCAGACGCAATTATCAACGCAGATTTATCTGCAAACAATATTAGAACTCCAGCAACAATCGGTGGTGTACAATCTACGGATTTAAATGCAAGTTCATCTATTTCCTCGGAAGGTTTGGCCAGATTTGTATCAGCATCTATTGGTGGTTGGAATGTAAATACATCATCAATCTTTAGTTCTAATTTAGAAATCAATTCCTCTGGTAAAATCAAAACAAGAGATTATATTTCTGATACAAAGGGTTGGATTATCGATGAGACTGGTATTGCTGAGTTTGCTAATGTAAAAATTAGAGGTACACTTGCAACAACTACATTTGAGAAAGAAAGTGTAAACGCAGTTGGCGGTCAATTGTATGTTGCTAATTCAACTACATTGAGTGGTTCATACTCATCGAGTATCGCAACAACATACACGGCAGTTACAAACTCATTTACCAACACTCAAGATATATTCGCATTTGATACTACATTTAAACTGGAAAACTATCAACCAGTTACCCCACTAACTCAAGCAACAATGTCAGATGGTACTACGGTTTATGTGGAATATCTTGGAACTTTACCGTTGGGCGTTGCTAGTTTATTTGATAATGGTGAAAACATAGCATCGGCCGACAAAATTGGAGAGACTGGTGGTTCTGCTATTTTCCAAATAAATGGTGGTGTTGCAATTGAAGACTTGGGTGGGCAACAAATTCTTCCCGGTGAAGATTTTTATGTAAATTATACTTCGGGGTCAAACACATTAACTCCACATATATTTACGGATATTTCACCATCATCAAGTGCATTTGTTGTTGAGAATGTTACTGGATTCGCAAATGGCGAAATCCTAACTCTAAAGAAAGTAACCGACACGGGATTCAGTACGGAATATGTTAAAGTTCATTCAACCTCACGATTGGACGCTGCAAGTTCAAATGACTTTAGTGGTGTTCTAAATGTCACACGTTCATATGGAAGTGGTACTACTGGAAATACATCATCTCTTGGTGATATTGCATCGGTATCACAATCATACGATGTCGGTCAGGTAGTAGTTTCTACTGGTAAGATTGGAAGTGGTTTCATTAGATTGAACGCAAATCCAAACGACACCTCAACTCCGTATATGGATATTGTTGAGAGAACTGGCAGTGGGTTGTATGATATTGAACTAAAAGCACGATTGGGTGACTTGAGTGGTCTTGCTGGAAATGATTTGGTTCACGGTAGGTCTAATCCTGGATTTGGTCTTGCTACTGACAACGTATATCTACAAGGTGGTATTATCGCAACCTTTGGTGAGATTGGTGGATTCTCGATTGACTCTACAACTATCTCATCTTCAAACAACAATTTGATTTTAAGAGATAGTGGTCAGTTAACAGGTTCTGCAATCCTACTTGGTGATAAGACAACTGACAACTATGTACAATATGTAGATGGTACGATGACGGTTCGTGGTGACCTTGCAGTTGACCAACTTACTACACCTGCTACGATTGGTGGTTCACCCTCTACACTTTCAAACGCATCAGCATCTATCACTTCAGATGGTTTTGCTAAGTTTGTATCTGCAAGTATTGGTGGATTTGAAGTTTCAGAAACTCAAATCAATTCATCTAATGATTTATTGATTCTAAAATCAAACGGACACATTACAGCCTCCGCTGCAATGATTACTGGTAGTAATATTCAAGTATATACTCCTAATTTTACGATTGATGAATCTGGAAGTGTAAGTGCTAATAGAACAATACTTGAAGATACAGCACGTGCAGATTCATTTACATACACCTATACGGGTATAACTGCTGGTGGTGGTAGTCCAAATATGACAAGTTACGTTGGAACATATAGTGGTTCTGATGGAAATGTTTATTCGTATCTTGATTTATCTGGCCTTGAAAGTAAATTAGACAATACAAAAACGGGTGCATCGTTCATTAGACTTTCAACCGCACCAACCTATCCGATTGGAGCAATTATCCATCCATTTGCATATGGTGAAACTGCTGGTTATACTACGGGTAATACCGGAATGCAAGTCACCATTGAATGTGCCGTGGGTAATATTAGATTTGCATTTGGAGCTACTGTTGGTAGTGGTACGGGTAAACAACAATTTGATTATAATGGTAATCTCGTATATACCGACCCTAAAGGAAGTTCGACTTTGTTTAGGTCGTACATCAACACCGTATCGGGATTTTATTCTCGTGAATATGATGATTCAAGTGTGACCATAGGTCCATACACATATACCAACAAAGTATGGACTGTTCCAAGTTCAACAACAATTTCTTTTTCCCGAGGATTCTTTGCTTGGCAAGTTTTATATTCATCAAGAAATAATAATATGACGGTTGGTAATGTAATACCATTTACAAACAACACATATGATTTGGGTAATTCGACTTATTATTTTGATGACATATATGCAACAAATGGTACTATTATAACATCGGATAGAAATTTAAAATCAAATATTTCAGATTCAGATTTAGGTTTAAGTTTTGTCAATTCATTACGACCTGTAAGTTATAAATTTAACAATATACCTGCTGAAATTGATTCATCGGGAAGTATATTATCTTATAAAACGGGTTCAAGAACTCACTATGGATTGGTAGCACAAGAGTTAAGTTCATCCTTGTCAAGTGTGGGTAAAACCACATTAGACTTTGCTGGAATTACAACTGGCTCATCAATGGGACTACGATACACCGAGTTAATCTCACCAATGATTAAAGCAATACAAGAACTTTCTGATGAAGTAAATCAATTAAAACTTCAGTTAAGTCAGAGTCAAGGATAATTATTATTATGGGACAATTAATAAAAGAATGGGTAACGGAATCAATCCTTACTGAAGACATCAAAAAAACAGTCGTAACCTATGTAGGAAGGTTTCATCCATTCCATTCGGGTCATAACGCAGTATACCAACATTTGGTGAAGAAATTTGGTAAAGACAATGTTTACATTGGAACATCGGATAAAGTAGAATTACCAAAGTCACCATTCCGTTTCAAGGAAAAAGTTCAGATTATGAACACGATGTTTGGTATCCCAAAAAATAAAATCTATCAAGTAAAGAATCCATACGCACCAAAAGAAATCCTTGGTAAGTTTGATGAGGACACAACTGCGTTTGTAACGGTAGTTGGTGAGAAAGATGCTGGTAGATTGGGTATGGGTAAAGGAAGATACTTCCAACCATATAAGGGTGATACTTCACTTCCAATGAAGGATAACGGATACGTTTATATTGTACCACCACAGGGTCGTGGTATATCCGGCACCGAAGTTCGTAAAGGGATGTCTGAACCGGATGAACAAAAACGAGTAAAATTCTTTAAATCAGTATATCCAAAGTTCGACCAAAAGATTTATGACTTGGTATCAGGTCGTATTGCTAAGGTAGAGTCCGTAATGGAGTCATTCCTTCAGACATTTGATATGAACGAACTAATTAATGAAGCATCCTCTATTCCACCAAGTGGTAAGGGTATTGTGGATGATGGGCCGGGCGCTTTCTATGGTAATATGAATACCTTCAAAAAAGAAGCTGAAGATGTTACTGAACGATTGGGTTGGGAAATCGTATCATACCTAATGGATGATGATTCTATGGAATCGTTTATCGATACTACATATCCCAAAGGACCTGGCCGATTAGGTGTATCATTCTTCCCAACTGGCGACACAATGGATGGACAAACTAAACGATATGGTAAAGACATCACGGGCCGTCCCGGTTATGCTAAATGGGCAAAACACATTAAGAGAGTTGCCCTTCGTTTAGGTATGGAGTTCGTTAAGTTTGTTGAACCAAAAGAACTTGATAATCTTACTCCAAAAATTGATACTGAAAAGCAAAAGGCAAAAAAGAATAACCTTAAAGAAGGTGTTCTTAATGAAGGTGGTGCATATGGTCATATGAATCATCCATTCGATACTGAATTGGGATTGACCTTTGGTGATTTAAAAATCATCATTGACAATGCACTCAATGGTAAGTTAGAATTCACAAGAGAAAAAACAGATGGACAGGCACTCGCTATCTCATATAGAAAAGATAGAGGTATCATCGCTGCAAGAAATAAATCTCACCTCAAGGATAGAGGACTTAACGCATTAGACATTAAAGGTGTTTCAGATAAGTTTGCTAATAGAGGTGGGTTGACCGATGCGTATAACTTTGCAATGAAAGATTTGAGTAACGCAATCTCAAAACTATCAGATGCACAAAAAGAAAAAGTCTTCAAATCTGGTTCAAAATTTATGAACATTGAAGTCATCTGGCCGGAGTCAGTAAACGTAGTACCATATGGTCAACCCCTATTAGTATTCCACGGAACTATGGAATATAATGAAAAGGGTGAGGCAATTGGTGCTGACACTTCTGACGCAAAGATTCTTGCTGGGATGATTAAACAAGTGAACGCAGATGTACAATCCAAGTATACAATCCAAGGACCACCTGTTGTTAAACTTCCACAAAATCAAGAACTATCCAAATTAAAGTCAAAGTTCTTTGGACAATTATCAAAAGTTCAGAAAGAGTTCAAACTCAAGGATAGTGATGGTGTTGCTGAATATCATCAAAGATGGTGGGAAGAATATGTTGATAAGAATTCCCCATCTACATTAGATAACAAAACCAAAATGGGATTGGTAAAAAGATGGGCATTCTACGATAAAGGTTTCCGATTAGATTCAAAAAACATTACTGATAATAAAACATTAGATTGGGCCAAGAAGACTGACAAAATTGACCAAGCAAAGATAGCCAAAGAAAACACACGCAAGTTCGAAGATATCTTCTTGGGTGTTGGTGCCGAGGTTCTATCATTTATGTCATCAGCATTAACGGTTAACCCAGACAAAGCATTGAGAGATATGCAAAAGAGACTTGACCAAACAATCAAAGATGTTAAGAAGTCGGGTGACCCAAAGAAGATTGCTAAACTAAAGATGGAATTAGAAAGACTGAACGCAGTTGGTGGTAGAGATAAGATTGTACCAAACGAAGGACTTGTATTTGCATATAAAGGATACACTATGAAACTTACAGGTACATTTGCGTCACTCAACCAAATCTTGGGTTTAATGTATTTTTAATATACTTATTGTAGTAAAACTATATAAAAAAGTTATGTCAAAATTACAAAATATTAAGGCAGTCAAAGAAATGATTGCTGGAAATCACCGAACTCAAACCAAAAACACTGTTGCTTTTGGGGAGGGTAAGGACTTTATCAAAAGGGAAGTTGGTGACCAATGGACTGATGATGAGGGAAACATTTGGGAACAAAAGAAAGGATACAAAGTCAAACTTGGTAAACTTTCAGAGTTGAGAAATGAAATCAACACATTCCCCAAATGTCAAAAAGAAGTTTGTACTTGTACAAGCCCAAATAGAAACGACCTAAAGATGAAATTCATCCACGGTATGTGCTTTGATTGTGTAATCGATATGGAACACCAATTAAAGATTGAGGGTAAATTTGAACAATATGAACGAGAGAAATTATTGAATAATGGTAAGGCTTGGTTAAAACAGGCCGAACTTGAGAAAGAAGCTCTTAAACTGGCTATCAAAGCCCGATATATCAACGAAGATGGTTCGTTTGAAGAATGGGATGGTATGTCTTGGGAAGAGATGGAAAAAAAGATAGAAAATGAGTTTCGTATGTTTAGAGAAAACTTTATCCAACAATTGGAGACCGAAGAATGAGATTGACATCGTTGTTATCAGAAGGTAAAGCTAAATTTGACTACAAAAATGGTAGAGTCGAATTTATGACATCATTTAAAAATGGTAGAATTATTCTAATTGCAAAATCATCAAAAGATTTAGATACTATCGATGATATTATGGATGCATTTGGAAATCCAAGATTGGCTGATGAGGATTTTAGAATCTTGACAATAACTCATTTAAAAAAGAAAACGGGTCTCGACTTTGAGAGTGACCCACACCATACTGGTGCTGGATACGCATTTGTCATCAAAGATGATAAGTTATTAAAGATGCTAGAAAACACGGAGAGTGATATGAATTTATCAAACATTGTAGAGGGTATTCTTACCGAAGGGCCTGCTGAAAATAAGAAAGTTAAAGCACTTTTAGACAAACACCTTAAAGATTTAAGAAGAGGTGGGGCAAACCACCAATGGGCAGTAATGCACATTTTGATGGGTGCTTTGAGTGATGCTAACTTCCATAGTGAAGCAAAGGGTGTTGCTAAATTGTTCCCTAAAGCAAAATATGAAGGTGACCCAATGGCTGAGAAAGACCTTGAGCAAATGTATCATTACGACTTGGGTCCTGATGTTGCAAACATTTGCAAGTGGGATGGTAAAGAAATCGTAAACGCAATGGGTTTCTATATCTCAATGACTATCGGTAGACCACTCGGACAAAAGGTAGAGACATTGGTAGAATCTAAAGGTATGAGACTCTTCAAAGAGTCGGTATATCTCAAAGAAGCACAATACGAAGTATATCATAAGTCGTTTACTTCAGCCGCAGACGCTGCAAAGAAATACGCAGAAAAACGAGGATTTGAAGTTGATGAAGATGATTGGTCAACTCAAATCGGTATGGGTGGTAAGAATGTTCGTTCACGCCCAAGTGAAGGTAAGACTACTGAATTTACGGTAGGTCTTCTCAAAGGCGGAAAACCACAACGTAAGTCTCTTCAAATCCAAGTATATGGTATGAAGAACGGATACGAACTCAACGCATACATCAATTAAGGAGTTGTGATGGATAACAAACAATACCTTGAAGAGTTAAGATTATTGGGTGAGGAAGTTCAACAATTAGAAGAAAAGAATTGTCCTACTAACCCATCAAAATGGTCTTACTACAAATCACAGGCAAAACAAAAGTTTGATGTATATCCATCCGCATACGCAAATGGTTGGGCATCTAAACAATATAAAGCCGCCGGTGGTGGTTGGAAACAATGTGCTGGAGAATCAATGGAAAACACAAACGAAAACTTTGCCGTTCATATGATGGTCGCTAAGGCAATTGCTGACCAAAAGGTAAAGAATCCTGAAACTAAAAAGGATGTTAGCGTAACAACTGCGTTGAAGGACAAACAACATCCTGCTCACGGAAAGGCAAAGTCACTTGTTCAGAGATTGAAAGACAAGTTTTCTAAAAAAGAAAGTATTGATGAAAAGATGATTACTCCACAAAGAGGACACAACTACTATCAGTTATATAGAGATACTCCAATCAAATATGTATCAGGTCACTCAGGAATTGGATTGAAAGTTCCTGGTGTATTACTTCATAACGAATATGATACAATCAAAGGTAAGG